CCAACAGTGTTGATGTAACTACCAAAGAATTTAAAGAAGCGACTGCAGAGGCTGCCAAGTTTGAACGGCAAGCAGCTAAAGCTCAGGGACGGCGTGGTGGTAGTAGTCTTGCTGGGTTTGCAAAAGGGGCTGGCGCTATTGCCGCTGCTGGCATTTTTGGTGGTCCAGAAGGCGCTATTGGCGCTGGTATTGGTGCAATTGCTGGCGGTCCTGTTGGAGCTGCTGTTGGTGGCGCCATTGGCGCACAAGTTGGACAGGTACGCGAAGCCTTGGGTGCAACGGCAGCATATGCTGCAGAGTTACAAAAGCAGAGACTAGCCCTAAAGTTGGTCACTAAAGATTCAGCAGAATACCAACGTGCGCTGAAATTTATCTCAACAACAAGCAAGGAATTAGCGATACCACAAGATATTCTTACCCGTCAATTTACAAAACTTTCAGCTTCTGTTATTGGTGCTGGTGGTGATGTTGCGGCTACGGAAACCGCTTTTAAAGGTGTTACTGCTGGCATTAGAGGAACTGGTGGAAGTTTGCAGGATTTAGATTCTGCACTGACTGCAACTGCACAGGTATTCAGTAAGGGCAAGGTTTCTGCTGAGGAATTGCGTCAGCAGATTGGTGAGCGTTTACCCGGTGCTTTTACCTTGTTTGCTGAAGCAATGGGTATGACACCCCAACAGCTTGACAAGGCTCTTGAGGCAGGGGAAGTTAGCTTGCAAGATTTTCAAAAATTCGCAGAGCAACTTTTTAGAGAATTTGGCGATTCAGCCAAGATTATTGCCGATAGTCCTGCAGCGGCTGGTGACAGACTTAAGACCGCATTGTCAAACCTGTCTGCTTCTGTTGGCACATTGTTACAGCCAATTGGAGCGTCTTTTCAGACAACTTTTGCCAATATTGCAAATGCAATTAGCGATGCCGCAGACGAGTTAAACAGATTCTTTGGAATCGCAGGCGAGGCAAAAATAAAGAAGATAACTGAAGCAATGCAGCGAGAGGCACAAACTTTAACCAACCTTGAAAACAAGAAAAAAGAAGTCGAAGAATCGCAAAAAGCTAAGGGTAGGGAACCGGACACTTATTTTTTAGATAGACAAATCAGACAAACCGAAGCCAACTTTAAAAGATTGCAAAATGAGTTGTTTGATTTGCAGGCTATTAACAGAGCGACACAAAAAATTAAGCCTGATAAGCCAAAAGGTTTGCCAGGTATTGATTTAGGTGGTGGTGACCAGACAAGCTCAAAAATGAAAAAAACAAGCCAAGAGCTTTACGAGCTTGGTTTGTTGAGGGTTGAAGCGCTTGAAAGAGAAGATGCTCTCAACGTTGCCTTGCTTGACCATCAAATTCGGTTGCAAGCTATTGGAGAAATGAATGCCGATGCCAATACAAAGAATTTGGCAGTTGCTGAATCGAGGCAAAAATTTGAACAAGACATAGAGAAGCACATTGAAAATCAAGCAAAAAAACAAGAAGAAGCAGGTAATGCAGCGGTGAAATTTGAAACTCTTGTAGGTGACACTCTTCGCAGCACGCAAAAGCTTACGGAAGAAGAAGAAAAAAGAATTAAAAACAATCAAGCCCTGGTGCCAATTATTGAAGCTGGAATGACGGCAATCAAGTTGGGGGTATTAAGTGCTGAAGAACTAGCGGATGCAATACGCAAAATAAAAGCCGCTTTTGCAGGACAAGATGGCGAAAAATCTTTCTTTGAGGATTTCAAAAAGTCATTTAAAGCTGGCATTAAAGACATGGGCGACCTTGCTGGAAACCTTGGCAGCACCTTGGCCGGAGCATTTCGTGGTGCCAGCGATGTTTTGACAGATTTCCTAACTAAAGGCACTGCTGACTTCAAAGAGTTTGCTCGTTCAGTGCTTGCTGATTTGGCAAACATCTTGATTCAATTTGCGTTGCTTGAAGGTTTAAAGGCGATAACCGGTTTGTCATTTGCTAATGGCGGAATCATGTCCAAGGATGGCGAGGTTCCCCTGAAGAAATATGCAGCAGGAGGCATCGCTAACTCGCCTCAATTAGCCATGTTTGGCGAAGGCAGCACTCCAGAGGCTTACGTGCCTCTCCCTGATGGTCGCAGTATCCCTGTCACCATGAAGGGTGCTGGAAGCAATGTGCAAGTAGATTCAATCAATATCACGGTGGAAAATACCGGTGAGCAGTTGTCGCCTGCAGCCCAAAAGCAGATTGCGAATCAAGTACAGGGTATTGTGATGTCAACCTTGGTCAATGAACGCCGTAGCGGAGGTGTCCTGCGATGACCTACGTCAATTTCAACGACATCAAGCTTGACTTGGCTTCACGGGTCCAGCGTAGTCAAAGAGCGCAAGTCGCATCTTTTGGCGATGGCTATTCGCAAGTTCTTACTGATGGTTTGAATTCACAGCAAGAGGTATGGGAATGCAAAACAATTGCGCTTACTAATGAAGAAATTTATTCTCTTGAAAGCTACTTGCTTTCCTTGAAGGGGACAGCAATACCTTGGACACCGCCTTTTAATACGAAAACTTTTTCGAGACCATTTGCAGCTGGCGTTTTAAATCTTGGTTATACAGATATTGAATCATTGACCCTGACTGGTTACACCCGCCCAACTGACTACACGGCGAACTTAGCCACTGGCTTGTTGACATCTGTAACCATCGCAGATGCGACAGTGGTTGAAATTACTTTGTCCTTGGGTTCTAGAAATTTCTTACTTAGAGATGGTTGGACAATCACTCCAGTAAGTCCTGTTTACTCAACCTTGGAGTTTGGTTTGAAGAGGGTGTACGTATGACGCAAGCACCACCTATTGCTGAGACATTTAAAACTCAGATGCCGGAGGTCATTGACCTCTTCACTCTGGATATTTCAACGTTGCTGCCTGCCGGTTCAACTGACCAATCGATTTACCGTTTTTGCAACTGGTCTCAGACCGATGGCCAGGACATTACTTATGACAGCAACGTTTACACCGCTTTGCCATTGCAGGCAGATGGCTTTGAGCTAAATACCAGCGGCAAATTAGAACGTCCCAAAATTACATTTGCAAATGTTGGCTTGGCAATTACGGCGTTGACTAATACCTATGGGGACTTGGTTGGTGCCAGCGTCAGTCGCATCAGAACACTGACAACTTATTTAGACGGCACCCCTGGGGCGGATGTTAATGCCTACTGGGGACCGGATTCCTGGGTAGTTGAGCAGAAATCAAGTGAAACCAAGCTAGCTATCACATTCCAGCTGGCAGTCCCATTTGACCTTGAAGGTCGCGCATTGCCCGGTCGCCGTATGCTGCGCGAACAATGCCAATGGATTTATCGCAGTGATATTGGCTGCCACTATGACGGGACTGATTATTTTGACGCTAATGATGACCCTGTTGTCAGTGCGGCTGATGATGTATGCGGCAAACGCTTGAACAGCTGTCAACTTCGGTTTGGCACTGGCCGTCTGCCATTTGGCGGTTTCCCAGGTCTCGTTGATTCACAAGGCTGATGCTGACTCAATGGCAAAACCCGCTTACCGCTGAACAGCGGCTGGCAATGCGGACCTATGCGGAACGCGCATTTCCAAAAGAAACATGTGGTTTCATCTTGATTGATGGAACGGTGGTGGAGTGCAGAAACATCAGCGAGGAGCCTGACACGTTTGTAATGAGCGCCCAAGACACGGCTGATTACATCGAAGACGCGAAAGCCTGCTGGCACAGCCACGCCAATTACAGCGGTTTCAGCCCAGCAGATATCAAGGCGTGCAAAACGCTCAACATGCCCTATGCGGTCTGGAACTGTGGCGGCAGCCAAGCGTTCTGGCTTGACCCAACGCAGGATGCAGGTTTGTTAGGGCGCCCTTGGAACTACGGCGTCTATGACTGTTATTCCGCCGTGCGGGACTGGTACAAACAGCAGATGGGCGTTGAAATGGGCGATTATGCCCGGCGATATGAGGGCGAGTGGTCAAAGCCTGGCTTTACTTATTTTGAGGAAAACTTTGCTGCTGAAGGGTTTGTCAAATTGCCTGCCGGGTCTGATTTAATCCGTGGGGATGTGATTCTTTTCAGAATCCGCAACCAGAATGTCTGCAACCACGTCGCCGTAGTGGAAGACCCTGCCGCCAATAGGCTGTATCAGCATCTAGTTGGCAGATTGTCTGGAGTTACGGCATATAGCGGTTACTTCCGCGAGAATGCTTACATGATTGTGCGCAGGGCTGGCTGATGGTCACGGTCCGATTGCTTGGCGAGGCAGGTCGCCGTTTTGGTCGTCAGTTCAAGCTTGCGGTAAAGACTCCGGCTGAAGCTGTACGAGCACTGTGCGCTCAAATCCCTGGGCTTCGCCAGTATCTGCTGGATTCAGAGGAAAACGGTATCCGCTGGCGTGCTGTTACTGACCACGCCGAAGGCTTAGACGAAGATGGCTTGCTCTGGCCGCTAAGTAAGCGTTTCATTTTGGCTCCCATCCCGGTGGGTAAAGGTGCAGTAGGCAAAATCCTTATCGGGGTAGCGCTGTTAATCGCGTCTGTTGTAATTGTGTTCGGTACGGTTGGCGGCGGCATACCGCTTGCAGCTGCAGGTTTCGGGATGATTTTTGGCGGTGTCGCCCAGCTGTTGACGCCAACGCCGCAGATGCCAAACGCGAAAACGACCGGCGGAGGGATTACATCAGGCGGCAGCAGCGAAGAGCAGAAGCGGGCTTATACATTTGACAAGTCCAACGCAAATACCAAACAGGGCGAAGTTGTTCCAGTGCTCTACGGTGAGCGTGTCATCGGATCGTTGCCTGTTTTGAGCTTCGGTCTGGAAATGCAGAACAGCCTTGAGTGATGATGGAAGACTTCAAGAAACTGCCAAAGATTAGTGGCGCTGGCGGTAGCCAGCCGGTCATTGTAGAGCAACCCGTTGCTGTAACTCCCACTATCCGGGAGCCAGTTGAAGAGGCAAACAATCTATTTTCAGTCGCTTTTGCGAAGACTGTTTATGCACTTAGCGAGGGCGAGATTGAAGGCTTCCCCAATGGCATTGAGAAAGATATTTACTTAGACGAAACGCCAATTCAGAATGAAAATGATACATACAATTTCACCGGTTATGAACTTGATTCGCGTCTTGGCACAGACGAAACGCAAAACCCAATTTTGGGATTTAGCACTGTCGAAAATGCGGTTGCTGTCAACACTGAGCTAACAGTCACGGCTGGTCCAATCACTCGGACAATTACTGATGCTGATGTAGACCGTTGTCGAATCATTATCAACCACCCGTCGCTCCAATCAATTAACAAGGAAAACGGGGATATTACTGGCACGGGCGTTTCAATTATTATTGAAGTTTCAGCTAACGGCGGTCCGTTTATTGAATACGGTCAAGGTAACGTCGCCGGTAAATCAAATAGCCAATTCCAGCGCGCCTATGAATTTGCGCTGCTTGGTGATGCGCCTTGGACCATTCGCGTTACTCGATTTACCCCAGATAGCACCAGTGTTTATTTAGAAAACACGACTATATGGCAAAGCTACGTCGAAATCATCAACGAACGCTTTGCTTATCCCAACACGGCTCTAGTCGCCTTAAAGGTTGATGCTCGCCAGTTCAGTAATATTCCAAACCTGACGGCCAGGGTGCGGGGTAAACGCGTACAGATTCCAAATAATTACGACCCTGTTAACCGCACTTACACCGGCATTTGGGACGGCACGTTTACAACTGCCTGGACCGATAACCCTGCCTGGATATTCCGCGACATTGTTGTTAATGACCGTTTTGGGGTCGCTCGTTATGTGCCAAATATCTCAATCGACCCTTGGTATCTTTATAGCGTATCTCAATACTGTGATGGACTCGTCCCTGATGGGAATGGTGGTTTTGAGCCTCGTTTCACTTGCAATGTATATCTGCAAAATGCAGGCAGTGTTTATGAAGTTCTGAACGGTCTTGCTTCATGTTTCCGTGGCTTGATTTATTACAGCCAAGGGCAATTATTCCTTACCCAAGACCGAGAACAGCTCCCGGTTCAACAATTCAGTGAAGCTAACGTCATTCAAGACGTTGACGATTCTGGTCAGGTCACTTCGCCGTGCTTCACCTACAGCGGCACTGCACGCAGCGCCCGTAAATCGGTCGTTATAGCCAACTGGGATGACCCCAACCAGAATTATTCCAGCGTCAGTGAGTATCAGCAGGATGACGTACTGCTGGAAACCTTTGGCTACAACCCAATCGACCTGCGCCTGCTTGGTGTTACCTCACGCGGTCAAGCGCTGCGGGCAGCAAAGCACACGCTCTTCTCCAATCGCTACCTAACGGAAAAAGTCAGCTTTCGCATTGGAGCCGAAGGCTTAGCTGCTGGTGTTGGCGAGGTAATTCAGATTGCCGACCCATTGAAGCAAGGACAGCGCCTGGGCGGCCGCATCAAAGAAATTGACGGCAACCGCATCAAGCTTGATGCAGTCTTAAATCTGAATCCCGCGATTGATTACACGTTGACTTTGGTGGTGCCTGATGGCGAAACCACTGTCAACCCTGACGGCTCAATCACAAAGCGCCCGAAGCTCAGCGTTCATAACCTGATCAGCGAATCAGAGGACCTCGGCACGGCTGTCCGTAACCTGGCAGTTCAAAACGCCGTCGATATCCTTTTAACGCAAGACGGCGACACGCTTGAGGTCAACACTAATATTGATGCGCTTGGAACTACGACCGCCATCGTTGACGGTGTTGTTAATAGCCAAGTCAATGCTTTGTGGGTTCTTGAGTGGTCTGCCCTAGAAGCTGCTCTCTACAAAATTATTTCCGTTGTAGAAGTTGAGCCGCTTATCTTCCAAGTTGAAGCAATTCAATACAACGCGAGCAAGTTTGGCTATGTCGATAACGACTTGCCGATTGCGATTCCCAAAGACCGTTTCACGCTTGAGGCGCCACAGGCTGTCGTTAATTTGAGCGCCACCCTTGTATACAACAATGGACGCGTTCAAATCAGGGCTGATTGGCAAGCCCCTCAGCGGAATGGAGCAGACGACCTGCTGATTCGTGGCTATCGCTATCAATGGCGTGAGTCAACAGCAGCGCAATGGAATGAAGCCGAAATAACAGCAGTCACTAGCGCATCAGTTAGCTTGCCTGATTTTGTTTATGGGGCTGCCACATATCAGTTCCGTGCGGCAACGTTTGACCGCCTCAGTCGTCAAAGTGAATTTACGGCCGTTGATGTTGTCAACTTTGCGCCAATTCCAGATATCAGCGACCCGCAATACAACGCAACCAGCACTCACGCCAACCAACCCGATGGCACGCAGTTAATCATCATTGACCCTGGAACGTGCCCAATCCTGCCCCGTATTACGGGTTACCGCTGTTGGGCAAAACCACGCAACCTAAAGGGTGGTGAAATTCCTGGGGTCAAGACTCCTAACAACGATGGCTGGTATTTCTTGGCTGATGTCCCGCTAACGGGCTATTACACCATCGCGTTTCACGCGCCTGATACCTATGACATCCGCGTCAGCTTCACTAGCGCAATTTACGGTGAAGAGCCTGACGATTACATCTATGACGTGGTGGAGCGTGGCGAGATTGCACCTCCAACCCCAAGCAACTTCAGCGTTGTTGAGAACGTCAACCGCACGGTCAAGCGCTTCAGTTGGCAACTACCGCTGAGTGAGTACGGCAGCTGGGACCAAAAGGTTGTCAGCGATATTGTTGGCTATGAAGTTCGCTACAAGCAAGGCGAGCTTTCTACCAACATCGTTGAGTTTGATGTTGCCACTGACATCATCACTGTTAAGACCTCAACGGTTAATGGCATCAAAACCAACCAGCACCTGCTGACCGTTGGCGAAGAGATTGTTTTTGCTGCTAGTTCAGGAACGCTGCCCACTGGCATTACAGCCGGGACGACTTACTACGTCGCAGCGGATGGGTTCAACAGCGTTGAGTTCAAAGTTGCAGCAACCCCCGGTGGTGCTGCCATCAATCTGACGGGCACTGCCACTGGCGTATATAACGTTTCTGGTCCAGCAGCTCTGGCTACTCGCCTGAACTTGTCTGCCAGCTGGGGCGCTGGTATTGAACTTGCATCTGGCGGCCAGAACGCGAATCAACAATGGTTTGAGACCAGTTTGTTCGATACCGACAGCTGGGTTGTGATGGTGAAGGCGGTTGACGCTACCCAATGGCGTTCAGACCTTCCTGCCTTTGTGTTGGTCAACATTGGTGCGCCACCGCTTAGCAATGCTGTTGCGACCATTGATGCCCGCGACCAAGGTGGTACTGACACTTGGACAGGCAATTACATCAACTGTGAGGTCGATGGCAATGGCGACCTAGTTCAGACCGATGCAGGCAAAGACAGCATTTTCAATTGGAACTTTGATAACAATGAGTCAGAAAGCAATCTGCTGCTGACAACGACCGCCACGGCAACGTATCAGCACAAACTGGTCGCCTTGACTGGCGCCGATCTTGTTTTAGTCCAGGAGCCTGATGGCACCAACAACGATGACAAGATTTTGCTAGAGCAATCTGCTGACGGCATCTTGGGCGAGCAGCGCTACTACACCGACACGCAACTGGCTGAGGGCGGCATTGTCCATCCCTATGCACCCTATGAACGGTTATTGGGTGACGTCTATCGAGTGCAGACCACGTTCAAATCCCTTGATGGCATCACCCCTGGCAAGATCACCGAATTGATTGCGGAGCTGGACTACCCCGATGTCATCGAGACAATCAACGACGCGTCCATCAGCGGAAGCTCTGGTGGCTCGGCAATCAGCCTGACTAAAACGTTCCGTGCAATCACCAGCGTTCAGGTGACGCTTCAAAACACATCAGCGGTAACGGCAGTGGTCCTATCCAAATCCACCACTTCAATTACAGTGGAATGCAGGAACTCATCGGGCACTGCGGTTGCCGGAACTGTTGACCTCGTCGTTGTGGGCTACTAATGGCTGACCGTCGCATATCCCAGCTAAACGCAGCGGACACGCTGGTCGAAAATGACCTGCTGGTGTTCGCTGATGTCAGTGCCACGGAGACCAAGCGAATCACAGGCGAAAACCTGGGCTTGGCGATGGTCCAATTTGGAACCACCCGTGGCTCAGATGTTCCGTCATCTCCTGCCAACGGTCAGCTTTGGGTTGATACCTCAAACAACCCGCCTGAGCTGAAGATCTATAACGGCGCCGGTTTTTCGCTGGTCAGTTTCCTGCCTGGTTCTGCAGTTATTACAAACCCAAGCGGGACCGCACCAAGCAGCCCTGTATTGGGTCAGCTATGGCTTAACACCAGTCAGACGCCAGATGAGTTAAAGGTATACGACGGGACAAGCTGGGTTCGCGTTGACCCTGTTGGCATTTCACAAAGCGACGGTGATGGGCGGTATTTGCAGATA